CAAGAGATTTACAGTGGCAGCCTGTGGCCGGAGGTTCGGGAAGACCCTCCTGGCGATTGACCGTCTCCTCCATGCGATGGCCTTGGGGATGCCTGTGGCGTACTTTGCGCCGACGTACAAGCTGCTGTCTGATACCTGGCGTGAGATTCGTGGGTTCGTGACTGACATAATGGTCAGTAAGTCCGAAACAGAACGCCGCTTGGAGATCATTGGTGGCGGCACTCTGGATATGTGGAGCTTGCAGGACGAGAACGCAGGGCGCGGGCGTCGCTATGGGCGTATTATCGTTGACGAAGCTGGCCTCGTACCAGACTTAGAGCGTGCTTGGAATGAGAACATTCGGCCAACGCTTACTGACCTTCATGGTGATGCGTGGTTTCTGGGAACGCCGAAGGGCCGGAACTACTACCGACACTTGTTCTCCCTGGGGGCATATCATGGCGACGCGGGGCAATGGCGAAGCTGGCGAATGCCCACAAGTGCAAATCCTTACATGGACCCGGCGGAGATTGAAGCGGCGCGATTGGGCATGCCTGAGCGAGCGTTTCGCCAGGAGTATCTAGCAGAGTTCATTGAAGAATCGGGTGGTGTCTTTCGAAAGGTGTATGAGGCTATAGATACAGGGCGCACGGAACCTGACCCGCCCTTGCTTGACAATTCATATGTGCTGGGAGTAGACTTGGCACGCACGCAGGACTTCACGGTGCTAACTATCGTTGACAATACTGGCAAGCAGGTCTACTTTGAACGGTTCCAGGAAATCAGTTGGGAACGTCAGATTGCTGCAATCACGCGGGCAGCGAATCAGTACGGTGCACGGGTGGTTATTGATTCCACGGGCGTGGGTGATCCAATCTTTGAACGCCTGCGCTGGACAGATGTGGTAGTCGAGGACTTTCAGTTTACCGCCCGTTCAAAGGAGCGACTGATTGATAGCTTAGCGATGGCACTGGAGGCGGGCAATCTGCGTCTCATGGATATTCCTGTCCAGACGAATGAGCTATTAGCTTACCAATATGAGTTAACAGCATATCGGCACGTGCGGATGAACGCTCCTGTCGGGATGCACGACGACTGTGTGATTGCCCTAGCATTAGCAAGCTATCGGCAGCCCGTGGCGCCCATCGAGATAGGCTTTCTGGACACGGGGCCTGTCTCGGAGAAGGATGAATTTGAGGAGGAGGGCTGGATGAATGTATGAACCAGGGAGGGCATTAGGAATGGTGGACACCTTTATTAGGGTTATCAGGAAGGCAATTGAGGAGGAGCTTGATGACGCGAAAGCATTGCGTCCTGATTGGTGGGCTGAGGGAAGTGAACTGGGGATTGAACTGTCATTCACCACGGAATACTTTAAATCCTTTATCGAGTTTTTGTCTAAGGAGGCGGCCGACGTTCCGTTTGTAAAGGAATTCCCCTTGCCAGGTGAGAGTAAAACGATGTTCATCTTTTCGGTGACTCGTCAGAACGAGTTGACAATCAGGCAATGGCTGGCTGGGCTGGAGAATAGGGATGGCTGATAGGACATGGGGGACACCTTTGTTAGTCTTCTCAGGCGTGCGTTTGAGACGGAGCTCGAAGAGCAGCGAGCGTTGCATCCTGGTTGGTGGGTTGTAGGGCACGAACTGAGAATTGAAATCCCACTGGCAACGGACACGCTGAGGTCACTTGCCGAGTTTTTGTCTGCAGAGACGGCTCAGGTTCCGTTCATAAGGGAAATACCAATACCGCCTGAAGACATAAGGATATTTCGGTTTTACGTGACTCGCCGCAACGAGTTGACAATCAGGCAGTGGCTTACTGGGCTGGAGAACAGGATGCCGTGAATAGATGACGTTTTGGGAGCGAATCAAAGCCGCCCTGCCGTGGCGTGTGACTGTTTCACGATTTGACATTCTACCTTCGCGTGGCAAGGCGAGGCCAAGGGACTATGCCTCACTTGTTGGGCGCAACGAATCCTGGGTGTACAAGTGTGCCAACCTCAACGCCGCGTCGCTTGCGTCAATTCCACTCCGCCTATATATCCGCGGCTCCACACGCAGGTTCCCGACGCGCGAGCTTTCCCCTAAGCAGCGGGCAGAGCCAGGAGCCGCCGAAGTCCAAGAGATTACTGCTCATCCTCTCCTTGAACTGCTCGCTGACGCGAACCCTACCATCACAGGCTACGAGCTACGTGAGTTGACCGCGGAATACCTTGAACTTGTGGGCAACGCCTACTGGTGGCTGGAACGTGGGCCTCTGGGTGTACCAAAGGGAATCTATCCCCTGATGAGTCAATGGGTTTCCATCGTACCAGGTGATGAAGGAGTGGCTGGGTATGTCTATGGTGTAACACAGAATAACCAGATACGGTATGATGCCCGTGAAGTCGTGCACTTTCGGTATCCCAATCCCTCAGACCAGTTTTACGGCATAGGCCCCCTACAGGCTGCACTGAAGGCAGTGGATCGGTTCACTGCCATGAGTGACTACCAGCAGGAGTTCTTTGACAACTCTGCACGACCTGACTTCACTTTGACCTTCCCATCGGGCGTTCCGCAAGCAGAACGCGAACGGGTGCTTGAGCATTGGAAGACACTTCATGCTGGCAAGAGCCACCGTCACGCCCCAGGCTACCTCGTGGGGGACATGAAGCTAGATGTTCATGCTTTCTCACCACAGGATTCCAGCCTCATCGAGGCCGCAAAGCTCTCACGGGAGGAGATTGCAGGAATCTTCGGGATCCCGATGACCTTCCTAGAGATTAGTGCGGCGCGGGCGGAGGCCGAGGCACACCAGTATCTGTACGCCCGTTTTACGCTGACCCCGCGCCTGCGCCGTATGGAGCAGGTTCTGAACGAGCGGCTGGTGCCCCTGTTCGATCCAAATGGCCGTCTGTTCTTGGCATATGACGACTGTATTCCTGAAAGCGTCGAGTTGCGTTTGAAGGAGGACGAGACATACCTGAAGACGGCCGTGCGTACTGTGAACGAGGTACGGGCGGCGCACGGGCTGGAGCCTGTAGATTGGGGTGAGGTGCCAATCAACTATGCCACTGGCCTGCCCATCGGCGTCACTACTCCTGTTGCGCCTGCGCCTGCGTCGCCTCGCATGAACCAAGTGGAGCATTGTGATGTTTGCGGCACAATACATAAGGCTCTGCCGTCTATGACACAGCACGAACGAGAACTTACAAGGCTGGCGGAAGGCTGGTGGAGGGGAATGCGCGAGGACACGATCAAGCGGCTGCGCAACCAGGAATAACTTATGCCTGACCCCTTAGACTATCTGCTATTTGACGAGAACAAATGGCGGCGTATCATCACAGAGAATGCCGGACCCGAAGTCCAGGCATTGCTCGCAGAGGGCGCAGCGAAGGGGATTGATGTCATCCGTGACTTGGGACTCTCCATCGAGGGCGTATTTGAATTGGAAAGTCCACAAGTCCAGGCATTCCTGAAGGACTACACGTTCAAGTTTGCGCGAAGTATCAGCGACACGGCAGCCGATAGGTTACGGAGCATAATCGGGGAGGGTCTTGCCGAGGGCGCAAGTATGCGAGAACTTGAGAAACGTATACTCGCGGACCCGGTCATCGGCCCTGCGTCGGATGCCTATCGCGCCGAGATGATTGCAAGAACCGAGGCCAATCGCGCAGAGAACGCGGGCGCAGAACGTGTGTGGGTGGAGGCCAACAAAGATGCCATTCGGAATGGCCAAGCGGTCCCGTTCTCAGGTGAGCGGTGGCGCACGCAACCTGATGCCTGTAAATTCTGTGTATCCATGGATGGGCGGGTAAGTGGGTTCGGGGAGGCTTACTACAAAGTCGGTGATGTCATGGAGGTTGGCGATAGTCGGATGAAGTTCAGCTATGAGGATGTAGAGCGACCTCCACTTCATCCGATGTGCCGATGTGCACTGGAGCCGGTGGTTGCGCCGGAGTACCGTGAGCCAGTGGAGCGCCCAATTGAAGTAACACCAACAGGTGCACTGCCAACCTTTATCACCCTGAAAGCTGCAGAGGATTATGCAAAGCAACACTTTGGCATTCAAGAGATTCACTACAGAGGTGGCGGACGATTCGGTGCAGATTTGCGCAGCGACCGCAAACGTCTAGCACATTTGGAGATGATGTTGAGGGAGTGGAATAGGTTGAGGAACGTATACGCTGATATGCCAGAGAAACCAGTCCATACATTATGGGTAACTGCCCCCAAGCGCAGTCGGGCATCGATAGATACTCCACAAGCCCAGCTAAGCAGTCAGGCCACGCCATGGACAGAGGCGGAGTGGGCGCAAATACGGCACTGGGAAAAGGAAAACGGGAGGGTCTGGACTTGGATTCAGCCTGATACAGAGCTTGCCGACGTCTTTCGACATGAGTTGGCGCATACGCTAAGCACGCGTGAAGTGATCAAGGCATTCCCACGGCAGTTTTCGCTCACATGGTTGCGCGATAACGTCAGCGAGTATGCAGGCACGAAGAGGACGGAAGCTATTGCAGAAGTATTCACTATGGCCACACACATCCGCTACGTGCGTGGCACATTGCCGGAGGCACTAGAGGCTTTTGTGTT